ATGATGTTTCCTTTTTTAAAAAATACATCCAGTGTTTCTGACGCTCTTCGGACAAATCCAAGAAGAATAATGCGGCGATCCCGGTGGTGCAGCCCAGAGAGAACCCTTTTCTCATGCTCTCGTCCAGTTTGCATTCATTGAACATCCGATCAACGGCCTGCTCAACCAAGGCGCGAGTTTCTTTTTCCCGCTGCTGTTTGATTTCAAATTCGTCCATCACTGCCCCTCGAGTTGTGCGAGTTCTTCGGCTACCCACTGGATTGCCCAGGAGTGTGAGGGCTCGTCAATCAGGTTCTGGACCCAATCAAGGTTCTCAAATCCAGCTTCCTTGAATGCCTCAAAGTTGGCAAATGTGACAAAGTGCTCAACGAGGTAGTCTTTTGCCCACTCGGTCTCAGGCATCGCTGGGTGGCTGCGGTCTTCCATGATCCGCTTGATTTCTTGCTCAATGTTCATTTTCACTATCCTTGTCTATCTGGGCCACGACGTGCAGCCCGTAGACAAATAGTGGCACAAACAAATCTGCTTGTGTGAACTTTTTTGAACTTTTTTTCTAGGGACAAACCCTAACGTTTCCACCACTGATATTTGTGCGAGTCCCCGTGAGTGAGCACACACTCCAGAGGCTTGACAACACCGGCCGTGCCCGCGGTTGGACAGGAATAGGTCGTAACTCTTACGAACGGGCGGCTTTGTCCCCAGAGAAGGCTGCAGCGCACCCCCCACTGCCATTTTGACCGCTTCCAGTATGTTATAGCTAATCCATATTGGCCGTCCGCGTACTCAGCCCAGCACCACCCCTCAGGAATGACGAGGATCGTGAACCGACGTATTGTTGCTTCGATTCTCATTCTGCCTCCGTTTGTCTTTGTGTTTACCCGCCGCACGAGGAGGCCGCTGGATTAGATCGCGGATTACGGGATTGCGTTTTTTCACTTCACCGCGCACATTAGCTGGACCGTTCACTCTCGAGATCCTCGGTCAGTCTGTTGATGTACCAGGCGGCCTTCTTGAGATCCGTTGCTGCATCACCCTTTAAGCCGGCCCTCGAGAGGTACTTGAGTGCGTTGAGCCTGAGATACCCGCGGAACTCTTCTGGGCTCGCCTTGGCACGCATATAGTCGATTGTCTCGATGCCGCCAGCGGTGTAGTGTGCTGGGCTGTTTACCTGGTCAGTCATAGGTTTCTGTCTCTCTGGGCAAGTTTCGCAGGATGACTGAGTAATCTGGTTCGACTGGCTTGGGCCTGATGCTGTAGATCGAGTGCCTGCCGCTCAGTTCACGTTTGATGACCTGGTTAGCGTCCACGAGCCGAATTAAGATGTTGGATATTGCTTTGCGGTTTACGCCTTCAATCTTGATATCGCGCACTCGTGTCTCGCCGTTTTTCTCTAGGAAATCAAGTACGCTCTGCTGACTCATCTTCTACTTTCCATTGCCTGACAAAGAAATATTCCCCGTAACCCTCGCGAACACTTGGCGGGTAACCACGGTCGTTTAGCCAGTGAATCAGGTTGGGATGCAACTCAGAGTCCCAGATCTTGGGAAAACCGTAACACCAACCTTCTGGCGGATCAACCCACACTTTCATGACCAATCTTCATAGAATCTGTTGTATCCCACAGGCAACACGACGCCGCACCGCTCGCACCTGTCCTGCGTGTGGCGGTAGTGTGCGTCTATACAACTAATTGTATATTTGTGGCCGAGTAGCCAGCAGAGGAACTTAGCCACCGTTCTTCTCTTTGAGTTTAGCTTCCCAGTTTTTCCAGGTCAACCTTGCGGTATAACCAGTAAAGTCATCGAGTTCTGAACAGTTGGCCACAGTTTTTTCCATAATCTCTTGGACCTCCTCATCCGTCAGCCCGACCCACTGTGGGCAGCAATGACCGCACCGGGGGCAGTCGATCACATGGGGTGTGACTTCGGGGGTCACATCGGGGGTAGAAAAAAGGGGCTCTGGTTGCGACATCCTGTTGCGCAGGGCTACTGCTGTGCGTAGTTGTATGTCTGGATTGTCGCTATCCAACGCATCCAGCACCTGTCGCATGAGTTCGCGGTCAGTCATAGCCAACTCCCTTGCAAAACATATTTTTTCTTACCCTTTTCCCATACATCAATCTGCCGTTCTTTGAGTTTTAGTTTCTTGGCGTAGTACCGCGCACGACCTAAATATTTAGTTGCAATAAAGTTCCTGCCGCCACCCTTTGGATATTCAATCCAACGGCAACATACGTAATACAGTTTCTTGGGCCAGCAGTGCTTCATTGCTCACCTTTCCCGATAGGCAATTGTGTTTCGCCGTTAGTAGGCTTTCCTGCGGTTTCCGGCGACCGGTTCATTTCTTTTGATTTGCCGGAACAAGTGCATCGCCTTCCCTGTCCGCAGTCTCCTGTGCAGCTACTGCTTCCTCCAAAAACTTCTTGAAGATACCGTCGCCTGGCCAATTTGAACATCTCTCCAACTCCTTTTGACGGTGGTCAGATGTTGTGTGCATCCTCCACCAGACGGGCAAAATCGATAACTTCATCCAAGTCACCTTTAACAAAATATTCCTTTGAATTTTCGTGCTTGTCAATGAGGCCCGATGCTAGTGCGAGCTTCATGATCTGGCGCTGTCCCAACCCCATCGGAGGCTTGCTATCCTCAAACGAAAAGCAAGCAGAGTCCCAAGCAGCGCACCAGCACTTGTACAGCGGCTCCTCCAGAGGGTGATAACTACCGTTTCCGACCATGATGCTGTCTCGCCATTTTCGCCATGCAATATCGCGGTCCATACTCTACTCCACTATGATTCGGTCGCCAACGCCATCTTTTCTGGCTGCAGACTCCCATCCAACATTAAAATCCCAAGAGCCATCTTTCTGGCGCTTTGCCTCAATAAATTGGATCTTGCATGGAAAATTGTAAGACTTAGTGACAAAACCATAATTAGAATAAACCTTAATACGCTTATTCTCAGGCTTTAAATGGCCAAGCAACTCAACCAATTCCTCTTCGTCTACCGCTCGAGCGCTTGAGTTACCCCGTTTCCCGAAGTGATGTTTCAACTCTGTAACTTTCATTGTTTCCTACGTAAAGGCGTGAACAATGAAAGAGTAAATCACTAACTATTGAATTGACAAGTTCTCTATCCGGCGAGGACGAGGCCATAAGTTCCTGAAGCTTGCGAGCATGCAGCCCCAACATAACCGTTGACTCTGCAATTTCTGTAGAAAGTTTAGACACGTTTTTTTTCCATAGAAAAGGCCCCCGTGTTAAGAGGGCCTCGTTTATTTAGCGAGCGGTGACTTTGATGCTAAACACCGCGGTCGTTTTGGTGAACTCAGCAACCTTGTCAGCGCTGATGCCGCAGGACTTGACTAACGCCTTCCAGTCTACGACAGAACGGTTGGACTCGGAGTGAGTGGCTTTAAACAAAGCGCCTTCAAATACTTTTTGGCCGCCTGGGAGTGTTGCCTCATCTTTCATCCCGTCTTTGATCGCATCTGCACGTGCGGTCAACTCTGCGATCTGGGCAAGCAAGGCGCCAAGCTCGTCAACTTCGTTGGTCTGGAGGGCGAGAGCTTCGATGTTGGTAACTGCGTTCATTTTCACTGTCCTTCACTGTTGAGGGCCACACCGTGCAGCCCATGAGTTGAACTGTACACAGAATTTTTCGTCCTGTGTGAACTTTTTTCAACTTTTTTCAACTTTTTTTTCTGGTGCCGTGTCTTCGTACTTTAAATGCTCTAAAAGTGGCGCCAGCACTGACTCTTGCTCTGGCCGCAGGTCAAGCCACGCCTCAATTTCCTGCAGGATGATCGCAACGCCAGCGTCAAACCCTTCGATGTAGTCTGCCTTCATTTCTCAGCCTCTTTGATGGTTACCTTGAGCATCCCTGCGACAATATCGCCCCAGTAGACACGCAAGTCTACAATCTGCGAGTCGTCCTTGTAAATACCCGCATGAGCGAGCGCATCAAGCGGCGCCTTAAGCAAGTTGTCTAGGTCACGCTTCCTCTTGTCTGGACGGAAAGCCTCCACCGTTACGACGATGGGACCCTCAAAGTGCGCCGTTGGGTTGCTGTGCATGATCTGGTGCATCACGGCTTCACGGTACAAGCGGCCTGCATCAGAGATAACCATGCGATTGCGCCACTTTCGCCAGTAAGTGTTTACGCTCGGCGGCCAGGGCAGGGTGATTTCCATCATGCGTACCTCACTAAGTTCATCTGTTCATTCTCGCAAAATGACTGGCTCTCGCGGTGATACCAGAGTTTGTACCACTCCTCAATGTCGCCGTTTCGCTGCTTCTCGCACATTAGCGTCAGGTCGTGCTCATAAGGCATAAACCCTCCACCGGACTTCTGCGCGGCCTCCTTCTTTTTATTTCGCCAGACCACGAAAACATTGTCAACCTGATCAGTGATCGCGCCAGATCCCTTGAGATCAAACTTGTTGGGCTGCGCCTCCTCACTCATCAGTTTGCGAATGTGATGGACAAGGTGAACGTGAACATCGTGATCTCGAGCCAGGGCAGTCAGCTCATCAATGAAGTTTTTCTGGGCGTTGTAGTCATCCTCTCCAGAGATACATTTCATCAAACTATCGATGAAAACGTGACGAATTCCCAACTCCATCGCGCAGTACCTTGCCATCGCAACAACTGACCGAGCGTCTGTCGTGCCTTGCTGATCGTAGAGCCAGAGCTTGCCCTGAGAAAACGTATCAAAGTCAACTACAGTCTTGGCTAGCGACTCATGTGGATAGGTGATCCCTTCAACGTTTTCACCAGAGAACTGACGCAGCATCCTGGTCAGGGTACGGACTGGCTTCATCTCAAAGGAGGCGATACAGACGCGCTCACCTTGGCCGACAAGGCTTAGGGCTATCTGACCCGTGAGAAGGCTCTTGCCGCCCCCGTTAGAGCCAGCGTAGACAGTTACCTCGCCGAGCCTGTACTGGAACTCACCCCAAGTCTTTGACCAGGGCATCTGCAGCGGTTTCGGCGGTGCTGGCTGGTTGCGACTGTCAAGGATCTCGAGCAGGTAG